TTCCATTCCACTCTCTTACCATTTCTGTGTAAGGAAATCTTAATCCCGATCTATCAGAAATCGCCCAAGATCTTTTCCCTGATGCATAGCCACCCATTATACTCCCTCTCCATAAAATGTTTGTGGTGAAATGAAAGTAGACGTACCTTGATTATCAGCATCAAGTGCTCTTAGTAATTCACTTTCATATCTTCTTTCCAATTCTTGACTCATATCTGGTGAAAATTTTAAACTTAAATAATAAGCTAGACCAGACATCATACAAGGATAGAATCTGTTAACAACGTCGGATGTATAATTGTAAGCTCCAACATCTTGAATTTTTGCTAAATAATAAAAACAAAATTGGTAACTACTTGGGGTACTCGTACTAGATACACTTGAACTTGGTGTAGTATATAAAAAAATACTTGGATTTAATTTTCGCTGTACATAATATTGTGAAGGAGTTCCCTGTGCTAATTTATTTGGTGTTTGTGAATAAGCTGACCTATCAATTTTAGTTAACGCAATATCCGAAGGAGCAGTGGTTACAGAATTATTTCTATAATATGCTTCTAATACTTCACTAATATCAATTGGAAAATTTTCTGAATCACTTGCATAACTATATTCTGCCTGACCTAATACTAAAGGTATTTTAGCTAATTTTACTTTCCATAAATGAACACCTCTATTACCCCATTCTTGAAACATTATATTTAAAGAACGTCTTGCCGATCTTAACATATAACCAGTTTGAGTTCCTTTAACACCTGTTCTTTCAAATGCTTCTTGGATAACATCATCTATTTGTGGATTGAATTCTGTAGTCTCCGAAGTAGGTGGAATAGTTTGAGCACTATTACCCATTCCAGAAGTTCCGACGCCACCACCATCATAGTAAAATAAAAGAGGAGCGCCTACAGTTCTAACTGGAGCAACTACAATTGTAGTTTTAGCTCCTGCAGTTCCAGGTGTTCCTGTTTCTGTAACGCCGGTAGTATATTTTAGTCCGCCTGTTGTAAAGGTTCCATTAGTAGTAGTTGAAAAAGCTATTAAATAACCTGTACACGTAGAATCAGCTTGATCAAAAACATAGGTGTTGCCTTCTTGTAAATACAAGACAGGACTCACCTCTCCATTAATGAAAAATTTAGGGTTACTGGCGCTAAAGGCATTAGTGCCACTCGCGACAGTGACCGTGTAAGTAATCGTCGCCATTTATGTCCTTACGTGTATAGAATCGTTACACCAGGAGTAGTTGTTAAATCAACATATACTCCTTCTTCAAATAAAATTCCTGAACCAGGTACATAAACAGATAAACCATCTACATCAAATTTAAATGTAGCTAGTATGGTTCCGCTTGACCCACCAGTTTTTAAACTAACGGCACCACTTGCCACTCCTGCTGCTTGAACATAAGTCACTCTAGTTCTTTGAGTAGTAGGCACTACTTGTGCATCCACCGCTGTATGGGCTACCTGTTGGTCACTTGTAAAAGTTCCGCCGCCTGCCATAATTTGTTTCTCCTTTTAATTTAGTGCTCCCGAAGGAGCACTATTAATTATTATTAGCTTAAGTTTCTATTTTGTAAATATAAAACCGTAGCTGTAGCCGCACCAGCTGATGCGACAGTTCCAGTTTGATTATATGTAGCTGTGACAGTAATGTCAGAAGTACCTATATCAACCAGGTTTCCAACTTGGGAAATATCTGAAGTAGCCAGAACTCTTCCTAATGTGCCAGCTGCTAAAGCATCAGCATATTGGTCAGCAGTTGTTCCATCTCCAAAATCAATTGTATTAGTTGTAGCTGCATTAAATGCAGTCGTAATATCTAAAGTGATTTGGAAAATCTGACTGTTAGCTGGTAATGTTGCGATTTCAGTTTCAGTACCGTTAGCAGCATAAACAATATTAGCTGATTGTGCCATTAATACCCAACCTGTATTTGCAACGTCTGTTCCGACAGTTGTTCCAGTTGTATTTCTAATCGTTCCCGCTTTTACTGGTCCCGAAAATGTAGTTGTTGCCATAATATTCCTCCTAGAATATTTAAATGTAGTCCCTAGGGATGTCGACTATACGCGTCTACATTTAAGTTTATTAAAAATGTATAGTGCTTCTTTTATACTATACAATTAATTAGAGCGCAAGAGGGCTTTGTTTATGTTATGATTTTTAGGATGTAGCTTCTAAGTAGCTACTGAAACTTCTGGTGCAGACATTTCAATGTTATTTTGTCTGTCTGCTAATTTGGCCTCTTCGAGTTTTATCTCAGTGATGACATCTCTAATAGCGCCATCAATTTTGACCATATCGAGAGTATATTTACCTTGTTGCTCATACTCCAACTGCCACTTCAACTCCAAGGACCGTTTTTGTTTGTACAGGTCTTGTACCATCAACAACCTCCTCATAGGTTATTCGTTTTACCTTGGGATCCATCATTTCTCCAAGATATTCCCACTTTACACCTTTTTCTCCTACTTTGTCAACTATTGAATTTTCAATAGATTCAACATTATCCTCCGCAAGAACCTCAAATTCTGCGTGATATTGATAAGCGTTGATTTTGACTAGGAATTTCTTCATCACATACCTTTATTTGCTAATTGTGGCGGAACAATGTCCCGCCACAAAAATAATTATTGATTACGTCGCATTTGATGCAAAGGCACCTCTAGGATCAGAGAATCCGAAAACGTATCTCTCTCTAGCTTTGTACCTTACATTGCCTGTATCAAAGTCACCTTCCATCTTAGTCGCGATAGGTGTTCTTTCGAAATGTTTAAGACCATTTGGTACATCAGTTTTAACGAACCATTTTTTCGTTGCAGTTAAGTAGTGGTTAACAGCGTATCCTTCCGGAACCATTCCCATACTTTTTAGTGCATTGATATCGTTATCTGCAGTACCTGTTCTACCTTCAGACTTCATCAGTCTTTCAGCAGTAAATTGAAGCGCCGAAGGAATTATCATTTTAGTTCCTTGTGCTGCAATTTTAAGGCCTCTTTCATCAGTAAACGCTGCGATGTCGATTAGCGCTTGTTCTAATGAAGTTTCGTTAAGTTCAGCAGCTGTTGTTAACTCGTTTGCAAACGTACCTGATAGTGTAGGGTGGTCAGTAGCAAAAAGCTCCTTACCATCTCCACCAGCAAAGTTTGAATCAAATCCGTTGTTCAATACTGCTGCGCCTTTGATATTCTTAGTAGACGCCATAGATCTTGCTAACGCTTTTGTATATCTAGACGCAAGTCTGTCATACAAGTTATCTTCGATAGCTTCTTCTGTGATAGCGAATGCTAATGCAATCGTTTCATTTGTGTATCTCGCAGTGAAAGTTTCTTGCGCATCATCAAATGTTACGCCTTGACCTTCAGGTTTAACTGCCGCATTTGCGAAACCAGATAACATTACTTCCTCTTCGAAAGCTCTGTCAGATGATTCAGTGTTAAACACTTCAGTCCACTCTTGCGAGTATTGTTTATATTCCAAGCCGAACAAAGCGTTCAAACCTGGCTCTAGTTCTTTAACTAGTTGTGCTCTTGATATTGCCATAGTTATCTATCTCCTATTCAGATTAGTTATATAAGTTACTGTCTCTAGCAATGTTTACAATCACGTTACTATTAAGAACCGAGTAGTCTTTGTTATCAGGGTCGTCTGCGCCTCTTACTAATTTAAACATTTTAGTAACTGCCGCTCCACCACCGATATCCAATTTGACTGTCGATTGTCCGCTAATTGCATCACTTGCTGAGAAACTATTAGTGTTATAGCCAGCATCGCCGTACATTGCCTGAGTAACTGCATCATCCGCTTTTATTACAAATTCTTGTTGCGGATTGTCATTTACAAAGCCAAGGCCGTCGTCGCTGCCCGTATTATAGTCAGTTCCAAATGTAGTGCTCGCTGCAATTGAATTTGCCCAAGTAGGTTTACTTGTAGTGCTATTTACATAAAATGCACCATTAAATACACCTATAAGAGGAGCGTGTCCTGTATTATTGAACGTTGCTCCACCTGCTCCGGTATCATCAGTTGTTGCGAAACTTGCATCTTGTAAATAACCTTGAGATCCACCCCCTGCGTCTTGAATGGAACAAGGGTTATTTTTGTAGATACCTACGCCTAGACCTGATTCGATTTTGTACTCAGATTGACCTTGAGTCGCAGGAGTGTTTCCTGTTGTCATTGTCATTCTTAAGCCAAAACCTTCTGTTTGGTTTGCCATAGTTTTAGTTTCCTTTTTTGTACCTGCCCCGAAGGGCCTCCAGTACGGTTGATATTAATTCGTTGGTTTAGGAATTGCTAAAAAATTAGCTTTTCTTTGTACCACCGAAGGTTACACGAGTATCAGCCTCTTTCGAGAATCTCATACTAGGGTGCTGTTCCTTCATAAGATTGTTATTCACTGCTTCTTCTTTGTTCTGAGTC